ATCGTAAATGATATATATTTGTAACAGAATGAGTTTTTGTCAGTACTAGCACTACTGACAGCGACTTGTTGTGTTGCATACATGTAAATAATCTAAAGGTATAAACAGAGCCTAAGCTAAGAGATTTTGTAACATTTTACTCGAAGATAGTAAGAAATGTTAAACCCCTGAGTTTTTAGGAAGTGAAAATCTTCCACTAGTTAGGAGTTATATTATTTAAGGCCCTACTCTTATGAGTAGGATTGTATTTATCCATGTGCTAACTAGCATGTGGTCTTAAATAATAGTATTTAGGTATTTGTGAACTCTTCATATAACACAATGAAAGTTGAGTTTAAACAATATCCCGTTTTTTCCAATAGTCGACCTATTGGGTCATTTTAGAAATGAGAATTCGTAATTAAGGCGAGAAAAGCAACCACTTAGAGTGGACCTTTTCATTTGAGCCTGATGTCAGAGATGACTAATTTACGTTAGAATAATTTTTGTTATAAGAACTAAAGCTATACTGTTCTGGGTTACACTAATACTTGTGATACTACAGAATTATGCGTTGTTTTCGACTTTATAGTGATAGGTGATAGCTAACATCGATTATTTGAATTTAAACATCGAGTACGCGTAGTCGGGTACTATGTCTGCACCCATTGCATCGACCGTGGTGTGGAATGAAACGGCAATTCCCAGGAAATGATACCGATTACAAAAAACCAAGCCTCTGCTGACGAGAAAGGTTCAGCTCAAACAACTCAATTTCAAGAGGATAAAATGAAAATTTATCGTTTAGTTGATGAACAACAACTCATACTTGCAAAAGTACGAGGATCATTACTATATGACAAATACTGGTGTTATCAAGCACCGTTGCATATTTATTTAACTAGAGAAGGTATTTTACCTAATCCTTTAGTTAAATTATATGTTAAGAAGAACATCATTGATACCCATTTTTTAACATGTTGTCTTAATTATTTGAAGAAAGGTTTTTTATGTGAATTAACTACAATTAATAGACATCATCTTAGAAAATATAATAAGTATTTTAGTCTTGCGGAAAGTCCAAAATTTTCATACGTTAAGACTCAATTGATAAGTAATTTTATTAAAGATTATGAGAGACAATTGAGTAGAAAGTATGAGGGTTCATTTAGTGAATTCTTTCATAGACTTGAATATTTAGCACAATTATTGGTTAATCGTAGAATGGTTGATTTTAAGGAAAGTTTTAATTTATTTATGGAACGTTATTATAAAATCAACACTTTTGTATTAAATTTGATATTTGCAAATATTCATCCCCCAAATTGGTTGTTTACAGCCTTTGCTGGGTGGAGTGAAGAAGTAAGTAGAGCACATCCAATTGGATATGCTTTGAGTATTTATGAATGTACCAATAAATTGCAACAATTTACTTTAGCACCTAGTTATTTTCAAGGTTTTTTTACATTGTTGTCAATGGGTTTTCATTTTGGCACACATTATATTGTTGAAGAACATGTTGAAAATAGTTTTACTTCTAGTAGAATTTTAATCCATGCTTTAAACAATTACTTAATGTTAGGAGATTATCGTGGTGCTTTATTACATTCCCTGATAATGATTCCTTTTATTGGAAAAGTTCCCAAACAATATTGGTATGTTGTGCTATTGTTAATTTTAGGATTGATTTATGTGTACTTCTTTGATTTGCAATTAATGCATGACATTGAAACTAATCCAGGACCTGTTAATCATAAAAAGGCTTTGATGAAGAAGATTAAGAAGGAATTTTTATTGCCTAGAAAATATCTTGATGGTGAGCGTTATATTTTGAAGCGAGTTTATTTAAAACTTGCAAAAAGATTTGCTAAACCTCAAATGAATTTAAGTGATTTTATTCCATCTTCATTATTAGATCCTTTTTCAATTGGTAAAGTAACTGAAACTGGAGATAAGATTGTAGAGAGCATTGATAAACTAACAGAAGTTGCAGATAAGGCTATCAATAGTTATACTGAAGCTGGTAATAAGATCAATGTAGATGTTAATATATTTGGGTTTTTAAACAAACCTGAATATGGACTCTACGGATTTCTTATTGGATCTGCAGTTGTGTTGGCTTTAGATTGTGCTGGTTATGAAACCACTTTTCTTAAGACTATGTTGTTGGGAGCTGGAATAGCTTTTACTGCAACTAAGTATTGGCCTGAAATATGTGCCATGTTAAGTCGAGTCACTCCACAATCTATGATTACTGATGTTGCTTTACTTCTTTTAGAAGGATTGAGTACTGCTATGTTTGGAATGAAGGAAATATTTAAATATAAACCTGATGATTTATCAGGTTTTAGTAAAATTATTTCTGAATTTTCAAATGTAAAAGAACTTATTTCTAAAATAGTTAAGTGGTTTGGCGATATAGCTGAATTTATGTTGAAGCATTTCAACATAGATTACACAGCTTGGTTTTCTAGTAATGAACACCGTTTAAACACTTTGCAAAAAGATTTAAATGAAATTAGACTAGAATTAGCCGCTAATCCTATGCATCCTTCAGAAGAATTAGTTGCAAGAGTTAACACACTTAATATTGAAGTAATTAGACTAAGAGAGAGTACTAAAGGACCTGCTAAAGCTTATGTTGCTAAGTTAGAAGAGAAAATTCATGAAATTTTAGTTCAACTACAATCGTTGGGTACTGTTCTTGGACAAAGAGGAGCACCTGCATTGGCTGTAATTTCTGGAGCTAGTAGCGTCGGTAAAACATACGTTACTGACTTTATAGCTCAGCATAGCACAGTTGAATTGACACCTGAAGACAAATTAGATGAACTACGCAATGGTTGGAAGAAAAAGGTTTATTATTTTCCAGCTGATGCTAAACATCATGAAACTTATTCAGGTCAAGAAGTTTGTGTTTTCCCTGATCTTTTTACTTTGAAAGATGCTAGAGGGCAACCTAGTGAAAGTTCTACTCTAATTTACATGGTGGGTGATAATATTTATATGTTACCTGCTGCGTCAATAGAGTTAAAAGGGCGTTTACATTTTACTTCAAGAGCAATTATTTGTTGTACAAATGTTGTTCATGTGTCTAATGGGATGTTTGATTCTATCAATAACCCTGATGCCATTAGAAATAGAATGAATCGTTTTGCTTTCTTTATGAGCGTTAATCCAAAATATGCATTAAAAGATGGTGCTGGAAAATATGAATTTGATCATTCTACTAAGAAAATCAAAGGTCATGAAAAGGATTACCACTTATATGCAAAAATGGATGAAACTAAGTTACCCCTAAGGCATAGAGTAGTTGATGGAGAACGCATTGCTTATCGTGAATTACCTGAAGATGCTTATGAATTTCGTAGACATAATTTTTCTACTGGTGAATTTGTTGATAATAAAGTTTATAATCTTAATCAATATTTAGAACTGTGGAGAGAATATCTACACGAAAATGAAAAGAAAGCATCTGCCAAGAAAATTGTGATGGGTGATTTTATGGATGGTTTAATAGAAGCTAAGAGAAGACGAGCAATCCCACAAGCATCATTTGTTGATGCTTGTGTTAACATTGGCTCGTATGCTGTCTGCCAAACACTCATTACAAAACTTTCTGAATTAACTGATTATATTAATATACCACCAACTAATGTTTTTATTAATTTTATTAAAAACAATGTGTTGATTGTTACTGGTTTATCAGTTGCTTTGGGAATTATTCTTGGATACTTTGTTGGTGAACGACAAAGAAGAAAAATTCAATCTAGGCATGATCGTTTTGTGAACAATGTAGAACGTGCCAACTCTAATATTAGATATACATATAATGAAGATGGTTCTGTTGAAGATGTGGCTTTTTGGCTACATAAAGATGCAGATACAAATTATATGGACTATTTATATCCTGGTAGTAAGCCTTCTAAGGCCTCTACTTTGGAATCCAACAATGAAGAAAATCAAGTGTTAAGTAAAATTACACGTAATTTGTTTACTATTGTGTTGGACAGAGTTGACATGGGACAACATCAGTTAAGAACAGTCAGTAAGTTGTTATTTCTGGGGGAAAATATTGCAGTGATTAATTATCATTCGTGGCAAACGTTTTCTTCCTTTATCAAACGATTTCCTGATGTTCGTTTTAGATTGATACCTTTTGGAAACACAATGTCAATTGAAGAAGCTCCTATAAGTTTCTTTTTTAAAGACATTGAAATTGTTGATGATACGTATAAAGATTGTGATATTATTACAATCAAATTACCAGTTAGAGACAATTTTCCAAGTTTGTATCAATTTTTAGCACCAAAAGTATGCTTAGAACGTGCTTTTAAAAATCATCGTTTAAGTGGTAAATTTATTAAACAAGAGCAGGATAAATCAACGTTAAGTCACCTTGGTTCTCCTTCTTATTTACGTGTCAACTTTGAAATGGATTCAATTCCTATTGGATTTACTAATGTTGTTAGCGCTTTAAAAGATGGAGTGTCATTTTGTGATACATATAAACCTGCTTGTTATTTACCCTTAAATATGAGATTTTCTGATGATTATCAAACTGTAACTGGGGATTGTGGCTCAACTGGAATTTTAACAGATGACAGAAGAGTTGCACCCAATTTACGTGATTATCCTCAGGCAGCACAACCTTGGCTTGTGTATTTCCATGGAGCTATTAGTGGTAGTGTTCCTCGCGGAATACCTCTGTTTAGAGAAATGTTTGAAAATACATTTAATGCCATGAGCTTTAGGAAAATGCCTAGCTTAAAGGAAAGCATACAAAAAGTTGACGAGTTACATGGTTGTCTTTTAGACAAACATTTTGGAATTAAATGCGAACCCCTGAAAATGGAAGACACATTTACCATGCTTGATAGTAGGCATGAAAGTGAAGCAGAAGTTAAAACTGAAATTAACTTTGCAGCAATGTCTAGTCTTAGTAAAACTCCTTTTTATGGAGAAGAACCTAGATTAAGACGTCCTTCATGTTTACGTTCAAAGAATTGCGATGTCTTAACGATGGCAAGAGAACCATATGGTTCAAATGTTGGAGCTGTAGACATGGCACTCGCCAATGATCTTATACCAAAAATAGTTTCTCGAATTACTTCAGAAAGTTCTTTACCTAAGCATCCTCAACTATTGACTGTTGAACAAGTAGTCAAAGGTGATTTTGCTTTAAATCTTAAATCTTTAAATTGGAATGGTTCTAGTGGTTTTTTACATAGACACCATCTAAAAGGAAAAATAGATTTTAAAGGTAAGAAATTTTTATTAAAAGAAGAAGGCGTCGTTTCTGAACAAGGAATGGCATACCTTACTGATTTAATTGAAGAAGGTGAGAAGCTTTTGGATGAAGGTATTTGCGTTAATATCAACATTGACAATCTCAAAGATGAACTTTTGTTCCATGAGAAAGTAGATGCTGGTAAGACACGTTTATACTTTACTAGTGAGCTAATGTTTTTGACCCTATTGAGAAGATATACAGGAGGTTTTGCTTCTTGGATATATCAAAATAGGGTTAAAAATGGAATTGCAATTGGTGTGAACCCATACAGTGATGAATGGGATTCAATTTATTATCATCTTTATAATCATAGTCCTCATGCTATTTTTGGAGATTATGGTAAATTTGATAAGCGTCAATTAATACCATGCATGATGCTTCTAGTAAGTTTGATGACTGCGTTTTATGGAGATGCTGGCACATTAAATGAACAAAGAAGATATGTATTGGTTATGCAATTGTTTAAAAGCCTACATGTTACTGTCCATAATGGTAAAATTTATTTTTATCTATGGAGACATGGTAATACATCAGGAAATTTTCTTACAGCTATTTTAAACTCTTTAGTGGGCATTTTCAATGTTCACTATATTGGAGCTACGATGTTGTTAGAAAATGATGGTGTTAAAATAGGTACATTAACTCATTATAAATATGATTTTGATCGTATACGCTATGGTCTTAAGTACATTATATTAGGTGATGACATAGTTTTAACTGTAAAGAAAGAACTTATGCCAATGTTTAATTTCAATTCAATGAAAGAACATATTGAAAAACACCTTGGGATGGAATTCAATGATGAATTAAAAGGTAAAACTGGTGAGGCAATACCTGATTATCGTGATATTACAGAAGGTTCCTTTTTAGGAATGAAGTTTAGACCTATTTATTATAAAGGTAAGCCTAAAATCTGTGCTTGTTTGCGAGAATATTCAATAGTTGAAAACCTTCAATGGAAAAAGACTAAAGCTTTAGATCCTGCTGAGGAAGTTAGAAAATTTAGCATGCATAATGTTAAATGGTCTCATTATCCTAGAGAAATTTTCTATGCTAATGTTACTTGGAAAGCTAAGAGGTGTTATGAATTGTATGGTGAATATCCTTTGTACACCGATTATGATACAGCTTTTGCGGCTTCGAGTAAAATTTGCTTGGCAGATTATTATTATGATACATTTGTAGGTGAGAACATCAGCGATGATGTTCTCACTGAATTAGAGTCCTGTTAGGGACGAGGGTGGTGTGGCTTACCCAACCATACCACCTTTTATATCGACCCCGGGTAACCCATGCTTAGTTTAGTCAACTAAGTATGTGTATATATTAGACTTGTAAAATATTTAATTGTATATGTGATCTTATTGGGATCGAAACCAATAACAAAATAAATGTAAATAATAATAAGAACCTGGAAGTACAACCAGCAAAAATACAGGAAGCTCAACCTCAATCGAGCACTGAAGATACTGGCGGAGATTTTGTGATGGGCAGTGATTCTATCGAACATGCTACTACACAATTTATTGAAGCTAATCCAACTATTGTCGGAACTACAGCTCAACCAACGCATAATATGTCTACTTATATAGAACAATTTAGTGATATTAAAGCTTTTTTAGAAAAGCCAATTTTGGTTGGAACAGATTCATGGAATACTAGTTCGCCTGCTGGCACTAATATATTAAGCTTTGATTGCTATAGTTTGTTATCTAATACTATATGGGCTAATAAAATATCTGGTTTTGCAATGTTAAAAGCTGATTTCATAATAACAGTGCAAGTTAATAGCAGTCCTTTTCAACAAGGAAAACTATTACTTCACTACGTACCGTGCTATAAGCAGTTCAGTGATGCTTATACAGCTGCTGATACTGCTACTAGTCGGTTCAATTATGATTTAGCTATGAAATTACAACACCCACATGTTGAAATTGATTGCAGAAAAACCAGCATTAAATTTAGAATACCATACATTGCTCCCACTCATTACTATCCTTTGAAGGAAGGTTTTTATGATTGGGGTAGAGTATTTTTAGATATATTTTCACCATTGAAAACTGGAACTGGATCTTCTACTGCACAAGAAAATGTGGCCATAGCAATATGGGCTCATTTAGAAAATGTTGAATTAATCGCACCAACGATTCCTCAAGCATCTGGTAAAGACAGAGTTAAGAGAAAAGGAGGTGAAGTTAAAGAAACAGCAGAAAATCAAGGACCAATTGAAAGTGGTTTGAGAACTGTTGGAAAAGTATCTTCAATCCTAGAAGGAGTTCCGGTTTTATCCGAAATTGCTTCTGGGGTTACTTGGGCCTCCAACATCGCTGCAAATATTGCAAGCGTGTTTGGATGGTCTAAACCTAGAGAATTGGACGGCGTTCAGATAATGGGCCAACAATTGTATCGTTATCAAGGTACGATGGATGGACCTGATGTAGCAATTCCTGGAGGAATTATTTGTAATAACCGTATTGATTATATTGATTATGCAAGTTATACAAATGAGGACGAAATGAGCTTAGCTTATTTATATCACGTCCCTTTCTTCAAAGAGGAAGTTACATGGAATGCCACTGATTCTTTAGGAACCATGTTATACGAAGGGGAAATTAACCCCGCGGTAGTGTTTAAAAACACGAGTACAATTACTGACATGACCTTTGGTGACTATGTTGTTGCGACAACGAGTCCTGCGGGATATTTAAGTCGTTTATTTGATAAATGGAGAGGAAATATAGATTTAACTATCAAATTTGTTAAAACACAGATGCACTCTGGACGTTTGCAAATTACTTTTATACCTTATACAGGTTCAATAGCTGTTAAAGCTACTGAAAGTAATGCGCAATATGCGTTAAGAAGTGTTGTGGATGTTAGAGACGAAACTGAAGTTACATTTACTCTTCCCTATTTAGCATTTAGTGACTATTTAAATGTCAGAACTGCTGATGGTGGTTCAGTACTAAATTCTGGTTATTTACAGATAATGGTATTGAATGAACTTAAAGGGCCTGATACAGTTGCCGATGAAATAGGCGTGCAATTGTTTTTCAAGCCTGGAAAAGATTTTGAGTTGGCTGCCCCTGGGAATTTAGGTTCCAGTGGTACGGCAGCTCCTTTTCTAGTCACAGTAGGTGTAGCTCAAAGTTCATCTACCGACGTATTACGTGGTGAGGGAGTAGAACCTGATCTCCCTGGTGGAAATTTAGGTAATCTAGTAGTTAATGAAGATGAATTATTTCATTCTGTTAGATGCATTGGTGAAAAGGTTATGTCTATCAAAAGTTTACTTTTGAGAAACACTCCGATTTACTATATGGATGTAAATCCGTTTGCTACTACTAGTAAAAAGCTAGTTGCTGGCGTGCCTTGGTTTATTCAGGCATGCGAGAAAGGGACAACAGGTCCAGTAATAGGAGCAGCAGGTTCTATTCCATATATTGGTATGGATTTGTACTCATATTTAGCACCTATGTATGCTTTTTATAGAGGAGGAATTAGATGGAGTGCCATCACTAAAGATGCTGAAGTTAGATCTTGTATTACCAATGATACTAACTCAGTAACTGTTCCTGCTTATTTTTATACTACCAACTATTTGTTAAATACAACTTCATTTACTCCTGTAACTGATATGTTGGACGTTACTGTGTATCCACAGCCCGTTAATTTTTCAGATGTTGGAAGTAAAGTAATGCAGCATGTTCCTTACTATAATAGTTATCCTTTTTCATTAACTAGAATGACTACTTCCACCGAAACAGGTACCAGAAAATCGGTACCATCCACAACTGTTAATTTCAGTTGTGAAGACGGTTTCCCTGAGGAGACTGTACTTATGAGATCTGTTTGCGATGATTTCCAATTGATGTTTTTCATCAATTGTCCACTTTATGTAGAAAGTTGGACAGCGCCACCAGAGCCATAATTCATTTTGATTAAATTTTATTGAGTTATGGCAATATCCCGGCTCA